CTCATTCGCAGGGATTACTGTGTCATGTCCGTAAGATAGTCCTTTATTAATGATAAACGGGTTATACTGTTTCTCCGACCAATCATCTACAATAAGATTTTCTTTTGTATAATGAATGGAATTGATAAAATCGAAGGGTGAGATTGCAGGAGCCTTATATGGAACTTCTGCTGGTTTTTCGACAGGGGTTCCAAACAAACTCATAATACCATCCTCAATAATCCAACAGAATCAATAGTTACCAATAGCATGTAGTTAGCCAGCATGCCAAAAGATTTGCGAGTCCAAGCAGCCCAAGCGTAGAGACCACAGCCGACAATCCAAATAGGGTAAAGATATAGTAGGGGAGGATTCGGGACTGTGAGAGCCATGGTAATAGAACACCCAATACTAATAGCCCAAGCAAGCAACTCAACGCAAAAACGAAACCGATTACTAGCAAAGTCATCTTTAATCCAATCAAATGTGGGTCTTAATAATTCAATCATTTAAATTCCACAGATGCCATAATTTCAGTCAAACACGCTACAAGATTAATTTCTTGATCTGCACAAAATGCGGACTTGTACTGATAATCTGCAAGTAACAAAACAAGCTGAGGGACTTGAACTACGCTGTCGCTCAATGTGTCATAGAACTTTCTAAATAGCGTCTGCGGGTCATTGTCAATATTGTTAACAACCCATGTGCGCATCTTCTTCCAGTCTTTATCTTTTAGCGCAGCTGTAAGTTCCTGCATATTGATCTCACCCATGTTAACAAGGATGCCTTCATCAATATTACCTGAAGAACTATAACGCTGCAACTCATTTAGAATACGACGATAATCGGGGAAATGTTTTTCAATTACTTTAGCAATTACCTTATCGTCGGCTTTAACATTCTCATGCTTAAGAATCTCAAGAACACGCTTAAAGAATGCAGCTGCAATTCTAGGCTTCTCCGATTTAGGTAACTTAAATTCAACTACCGCAGTTCTAGAATGAAGCGGAGGAATAATACGATTCTTAAAGTTACAAGTAAAAATGAATCTGCAATTCGATGAGAACTCCTCCATAAAAGCACGAAGTGCCGGCTGAGTAGAATTTGGATTCAAATAATCAGCTTCGTCTAGAATAACAACCTTTGGCTTACCGCTGAATGATACAGTAGAAGCAAACTGTTTAATCTTTGTACGAAGAACATCAATACCGGATTCTTCTGAACCGTTAATGATGATATAGTCTGTTTGTAATTCTTCACATAATGCTCGAGCAATTGTGGTCTTACCCATGCCTGCGCCACCGCACAATAGCATGTTTTGAATCTCTCCTTTAGAGAGCATTTCCTGAAAGATCTTCTTTTGATCTGCAGGAAGAATACAATCGGCTAATGTGCGCGGGCGATACTTCTCAACCCACAAAAACTCTTGTTCACGAATATCCATAATAACTCCATAATATTAAATTTGCGCTATTTTTATAGCGTAGTCAAAATGCATCAAACAACAGAGTCAGGTTCCATTGCGATGAAATATTCTAATGCTTTTGTAGCGTGTTGGAAGTGGAACAATTTCTTTTTAGATACTGTTACTGTATAAGCATCCGGGACAATTTTAAAATTGTCTACAGACATATGGCATTCAAATGATTCGTCACTTGCGCCAATTGTTTTCTTATAAGTATTTGCAGTATCGTTTTTCTTATCACCGATAGTCAATACAACTGTACCGTCTTTAGCAGTAACAGAGATTGTAGGCGCTGCTGTAATGTTAGCTGCCTTCATAATCATATTAACATCTTCTGAGGATAGTTGAAATTGAAAGTGATTATCAATCTCAATAGATTTATCTGGTGCTGCAACAATTACGTTTGCGTTAGAATAGAAGTACTCAAACTTACCATTGTTCTTAGAGATAGTCAATGACTTCTCACCAAACTCAACATCTTGATTCTCCATCAATGTCAACAAAGCCAACAATGAATTTAAATCATACACAGCAACCTCAACTGGGAAGTCTTCTGCTACTGTTGCCTTTGCAAAGATGTTCTTTGCTGTGCTAATTGTAGATAAAGTCTTACCTTTACGAATTAGAATATTGCTGTTAACTGCGGCAAAGTTCTTCAAGAGTTGGATTGTTTCATTACTAATTTGCATAATATTTTTCCTTTAAACTGGATGGTGTGGCACAAAATTTTCAATTGGTTCACGATGTGCCACGGGTTCTTCAACTTCAATGTCATGTACATATAAAAGCATCAATGCATAGTGTAACACCTTTAGTAGGTCTTGTCTATTCCTTCCTGCTTTTTTTCCGTACCTTTGAACATATTTCATGACATTTCCTGCGGTGAATCCAACACCGTGTCCATTGTCAATAATAAATTCAGTTGCTTGAAATCTATTCATTGAATAGTGTTGACCATATGTCGCATCAATATAGTCTTTTAATTCTTTAATTAATTCACCTTCATTATATTTGTATTCAATCATCGGACATCCTTTATATTTAGTGTGTTATATTTTAACTGCATACGTTATTTTATCATCTTTTAACACGTTTGTCAATGTGTTTATTAAAATATTTTATAGTTTTCTTTAACCCGGTTTCCAAATCTATAGTTGGTTGCCAATTTAAAATTTCATTGGCAACTTGTATATTGGGTTTTCTTTGAATAGGATCATCTTTAGGTAAAGATGTATAAATTATTTTACTTTTAGATTTTGTCAAATTAATTACTTTTTTTGCCAATTCAATCATTGTAAATTCTGTTGGATTGCCGATATTTATTGGCCCACTAAAATTACTATTTGTATTATTCATTGTCAAGTAAAGGCCATTAATTAAATCATCAACGTAACAAAAACTTCTAGTTTGCGTGCCGTCTCCGTAAATTGTTATATCTTTTCCTTGCAAAGCTTGAACAATAAAATTACTAACTACACGACCATCCGTAAGTGCCATGTTAGGGCCATAAGTATTAAAAATACGAACTATTTTAGATTGTACGTTATGTTTTCTATGATAATCCATAAACAACGTTTCTGCCGCGCGTTTGCCTTCATCATAGCAACTACGAATACCGATTGGATTAACATTTCCCCAATATTCTTCACTCTGAGGATGCTCTTTTGGGTCTCCATATATTTCACTCGTGCTTGCTTGCAAAATTTTTGCGTTTGTTCTTTTTGCTAAGCCAAGTAAATTATATGAACCAATTACACACGTTTTTAATGTTTGTATTGGATCTTGTTGATATGCATGCGGACTAGCAGGGCATGCAAGATTATAAATTTCATCTACTTCAACATATAACGGAAAACATATATCATGTCGAATAATCTCAAAATTTGTTTTAAGCAAAAGATGTTCTATATTTTTTTTACTGCCTGTAAAATAGTTATCCACACACAGGACATGATGTCCTTCATTGACCAATTTTTCACACAAATGACTTCCTAAAAATCCAGCACCACCCGTAACTAAAATTTTCTTCATTTATGCTCCATTCTTAAGTTTAAAAATTTCATGGTGTTTGTGTATTCTATTTTCCCAATAAGAAAACGATATAACGTTTGGATCTATATCGACCGGCGCTTCAAAATCTATGTACTGTAGATCAGCCCAATTGTTTATAATCTTGCATCCCATTTCCTCATACATACTATTCAATATAGAACTTAGTACAATAGGTTTACTTTTCATCAGTATGGATTCCATTAGTCGATGGGTGTCTACACCATTTCCGGCAGGGCAAATACTATATTTAGATAAGTTTAATAAATTAATGTAATCAGTATAGTTTAATCTAGTTTGAATATTTAAAAAATTGATACCACATAAACCAATAATATCATTTCTATTGCCATTAGTCTTGGCAATGGGGGTTAAAACGATAGGAATTAATTTTTTAATATATGGTTCCGGAAATCTGAAATAACTATTTGGTCTGCCTGGGCCCACCGAATCAAGCCCTATAGGAACTTGTAAAAATCTTTCATCAAATTTTATAAGATTATTACCTGTCCAAGTAATCAAATTTTCATTTTTTTGTATTTGATCTATTATTTGTACAGGAATTGTACCATCTGAATTCCCAGTTAATAAATGGAACGGAACATTTATCTTTAATAATTCAGGGATAATCTTTGCGAAAATGTCTGTCTTGATAAAAATTTTACTATACGGAGCAATATTAAGAAAATTATTAGTATTTTCTTTTCCATGAATATCATCTATTCCGATTTCTTTATAACGATTTTTTTCAAATTCATAAACATAATCCGCAAATCTCAATAAACTATTATAACGTATTAAATCCATTTTATTTTCGCCAAGGATATTCTCCTTTATATTTTTGTTTCATTATTTCATTGCCCTGTAAAAAGAATTGACCTTGAACCGAATCGGATCTATTGCCTGCTCTATAATTTACAGTATACTTTCCTGACACCTCACACTCTATTTTATTATCTTTTAGAGTATATGTCAATGCTCTATCCACTTCAGGTTGATCGTCTGGATGTCTTGCACGTCTATACCAAATGGGACTTAACTCTAATGCAAGGGGTTTAGAGAAAAAGAAACAATTAACATCCACAAAGTAATCTCTAATAACAGATTCCCAATTACATAAGCTTTCGCAATCATCATTGCAAATAAATTTGCCTTCACTATCTACAATTTTACGCAAGGTTGCTGCCCATTGATTATCTTTTACCGTATCAAGTAATACTTCCACATGTTCTGGCTCTAACCAATTATCCTCATCAAGGTAACCAATGTAATCACCCTTTGCTATATGAGTAAATCCGCCATAGATTCGGTGGCCGTTATATTGTTCCTTGCCCGTAGCATATGGTAAAACAACTAAATCAATATTTGGAAAATTTTCTTCTGCTAATATTGCAGAAACTTTTTCAAAATGTTCGTTACCGTCAACAACTACAAGATGCTGCACATCTTCATGCGTTTGTTCTTGAACCGATTTAATATTTTGTCTTAAATATTCCGAGCCAGTTGTTGCAGTAATTATAGTTACTTTGCTCATACCTCTCTCACATAAAATTCATTTTGTGCAATTACTTTATCCTTGATCCAACCAAAAGGTTTAAGGTATTCTTCAATTTCAGGACTCTTCCAATTGTTTTCTATAACAATTAATTTAGTATTATACTTTGTTGTATCAAATGATTTTAATACATCTAACTCAGTTCCCTCAGTATCAATTGTAATAAAGTCTATAGTTGGATATGTTTCTTCAAATACTTCTTCAATAATCCAATCCAGCCGCCTAGTAGGCACAGGAATTGTAACTTCTCGTGGATCCAATCCTAGTTCTTTATGTGCTTCAACTAATTTTTGATCTACCTTTAAGCCGCTCATACCGCCCCATTGCTGGTGACCACTATTCTGATAATTACAATATACAACAGTAAATTCTACATCATCTTTATTTTCCGATGCAACCGCACATTGTAAAACATTCTTTCTTTTTTCTTTACAAGAATCAAAAAATCTAGGACCTGGTTGCGGCTCAATAACTAAACAATCCCACCCTAATGTTTTTTCAAAGAAATAAGTATTGGAATGTGTGATACCATCGCTTCCCCCAACCTCAATACTTCGACCTACATATCCCGCAGGAAAGTATTCTTGAATATATTTGTCTTCCTCGGATGAGCCATAATATTGTGTCATAGGGTTTCCTTTATTTTAATTGTCCGTTGCTAAATTTATATTTTGTTGATATGTTGGAGGGATTATATCCTTGACATTCTGCAAGAGTCGGAGGATATAATGGCATATCATTTTCGTCATATCCATTGCCGCAAAAGTCATATGGATTTTCTAATTGGTTTCGTGTTTCGGCAAACCAGCCTTCGTTCATAGAATGAACCATTGCATTATCTTGAACAATTGGCCAGATCACATCTTTTAAAAATATTTGATCGCCTACATAATAATTAAATTTACTTATATAGTATTTCATTAAATTTAAAACAGGAGTTTCAAATTTTCCCTTGTATCCAAATGCACATCCTATAATTGGGAATTCATAGTGTGCATCATGGTCTTTAAAGGTATGAAATTTTTTATCAGAATCTAACCATTCTGTTACTGCACGATGCTCTCTAGCAGATATTCTACTATCAGAATCTCGTACTAACACTATATTATCTTCGCTCTCAAATAAAGCATAAAATCTCCAGTACATCCCATAGGTGCCATCGGTTATTTCTATAATATTTGCATCTGTTAGATTACTAAATTTTTGTTTATCATCTGTGTAAATTCTAAATTCCCAATCAGGGTAGAATTGTTTTGCCAATTCATATTGTCGTTGTGCTCCAACAATATAGCGGGGCGAATCGCCCCACACCGATATGGATATGATCTTTTTCATATTAATATCTAGATTTTCTTTCTATGATAATTGCAGGGCGACCACTATGTTGTGCTTTCTTAAACGCCAATGCAAGATCTTCTCCAGTTACAGGATCATATACTGGGAAGCTAACAGCGGTGCGCAACATATTTGTAAAGTCTTGCGAATGCGTGATGCCAGAATAGAATGGACCTGCATCTGCAGTTACTGCTCGAATAATAACAGGGACTTTATATTCTCCGTGAGAGATTCTTTCAATTTTGTCAATGTGATTAACAATAGCATCCATTGCAACTAATATAAAATCATGACGTTCAAAATATAGAACAGGCTTAAATCCTTCAAATCCCATGCCGATTGCAAGACCAGCCATTAGATTTTCTGCTACAGGTGTTTCCAATTTTTGTTCGTCGGGAACATTTTTAAGCGTACCCATTGCGTTACCGCCAGGTGAATTGTGTACGTTGTAGCCAATGAACACTGCGCCATCTTGTCCCAACTCGGTCATTACCTGACTAGCAGCATCTTTATATTTCAACCCAGGTACATAATTAGTAATTAAATTATCTGGATATGTAACTTCGGGCAAACGCGGGAAATAATCATCATCAGTCTTTTTAACAGCTTTTGATAAATCAATCATACCAGGTTTGCGAGCATGCGGATAGGTAATATCATATTTGTATTTCATTACTGAAGGAGAGTTCCATTCGTAATCAGCTTTAGTACCCCACCGTTGTACGTTAGTTGTTTCAACTGATCTATCATTGTTCTCAATAATAAAAGTACAAGGCAAATCAAATCCATCTACATAACGGACTGCTTCATATGTGTGACCATTATCTTCTGTACCATCACCTATAAAGCACCATACTTTTTTATCGGATCCTTTTTTCTTCAATGCCCAAGCAATACCTGCAGCAATTGCAGGGGTTCCGCCAATAATAGCAGAACAGAAGAAGTTACGATCCCGATCATAGATAAACATACTACGACCATTTAAAATTCTATCTTCAATTACATCTGGAGGAATTCCATGCAACAATGCGTGATAGTGACTTCTGTGATTAGAGATAACATAATCACCCTCTTTAATATCTTTAAAGATATCAATTAGTTGTTGTTCGTTGCCGCCGGATAAATGAAAAAGGAAAGGTAATTTATTATCTAAATATAATTCACCGATTCTATCTTCAAACGATATAAGTTCTTGTGTTGTCCATTCTTTTCTCATTATTTG